ATGCCGGACCTGGAGGCCGTCATCTTCGAGCTCCTCGACCACGCCCAGCAGGGGGTGTACCGGCCCGGGGCGTGGGAACATGCTTGGATTTGCCAGGCGTTCGGCGAGGGCTGGCTGGCGAACGTCGAACCTGACACGGGCGATGTGAGCGCGGACGGCCGGGTGATCTTCGACCGGCCGCGTGAGTCCCCCCGCCCGGGACAGGAGGACGGGGATGGGTGAGCCTGCCGGGTGCCTGGACTGCGGCCTGCCGGACCCGCCCCCGGAGATGACATGCGACGGCGGCACCCCGGGACGTACGCCCCGGGACCATTTCATCGGCACGGACCGGGGCTGCCAGTACTGCGGCAGGCTCGTGGCGGCGTGCGGGATGCGGCCATGCCAGGAGGTGCGGGCCGTGTGGCATGAGATAGAGCGCGGCAGCGGCGAGGGGGGCGGGGATGGCTGACGGCACCTACCGCCTCCTGGTGACCGGCTCGCGGACCTGGACGGACGCAGGTGTCATAGCGGGCGTGCTGGCCGGTCACTACCGCGAGGGTGCCGTGCTCGTGTCCGGGGCCTGCCTCGCGCGGTGCTGATGCTCTCGCCGAGGAGTACTGGGAACTGCTCGGCGGCAAGGTCGAGCGTCACCCCGCCGACTGGGAGCGTTTCGGAAAGCGAGCCGGCTTCCGGCGTAACGCCGAGATGGTGAACGCGGGTGCCAGTGCCTGCGTGGCATTCATCCGCGACAACTCGCGGGGAGCATCGCACTGCGCCGGGCTGGCCAGGGCGGCAGGGATCCCGACAGAGGTCTACCCGGCCTTATCCGCTAGACTTGAGTACTGGCGTTCGCGCAGGTCAGACGGCCGATCGGACGCCCCGTCCCCCTCGCCGCCCCTCCTTGACCCCAGATCGGTGTGTCTCCTCAGCTATGCCCGCGTCCGCCTGGCTCACTGCCGTCCTGTTCGTCGTCGCCGTTCTCGGCGTCCCTGTCCTGTTCGCGTTCTGGCCGGGCCTTTACGACCCCCGGCAGGACGACCCTCCTGATACCGGGGACGGGGAGGAGAGAGACGGGCGCCGCGCGGATTCCGCCCTCGCGGCGTAGCGTGCCGGGTCCGCACCACTGGCCCGCGTGCGTCACAATGCGGAGCATGGGCAGCCGGAAGCACGACCGCACCACCCGCCTCATCCCGCGGCAGGCCGCGGAGGAAACCGGAAAGCCCTGCTCCCGCCAGCCCCCCGAGCTCTGCGACGGCGCCCGGATCGTGCTGCAGGACGACGGCACCAGCAGGCGGGAGCCCGCGCGGACCCCGCGGGCGTTCTGCGGCCCGTGCGAGTCCCGGATCGTCGCCTGCCTGGAAGAACTCCCCCCGGCGTACGAGCGGCTGGAAGAAGCGATCGCCGACCCGGTGCGCCGCAGCAGCCCGGTCCGGGTGACCCCCGGTTCCCGGGTCCTGGTGCCGGTGGAGGTGGACGCGCTGATGCGGCCGATGGCCGCGGTGCTCGGCGGGTGGGCCGCCCGGGTCCGCTCAGTCCCCGGCCTGCAGCTCGCCGACCCCGGCGTCCCGCACGACAGCCCGGAGGGGATCAGGGCGGCCTGCGAGGCGATGGCGAAGCACGTCACCCCGCTGCTGGCCCTGCAGGACGGGTGGACGACCCGCGTCTACACGTTCCCGCCCGGCGCTCCGGTGCCGCCCGATCTTGAGGACGAGATCGGCGAAGAGGAGATCGTCGCCATCGGGGACGGCTGGGTCAAGGTGACGGTCCGCCGGTCCGGTGCCCACGCCGGGAACGAGATCCTGGGCCTGCACTGGCGGGCCCGCAAGCTGCTGGGGGAGACGAAAGGCCGGCCGGAATCCTTCGACGGGATCCCGTGCCGTTCCTGCGAGGCGATGGCCCTGGAACGGGCCGAGCCGCCGTCTGACCCGTCGCTGCCCGCGAACCATTCCCGCTGCCCGGAATGCCGCGACGAGATGGACCGGGACACGTTCGCCGAATGGGCGGACACTTATGTCACCTGGGCCCGGGGCGCGGGCATCCGGAAGTGCCGCCGCTGCTCGCTGGCCGAGCCGAGGCATCAGGACTGCTGCTGGGCTGCCTGCTCGTGTGGCGAGGGGGAGCACCCGAGGCGCCCGGTCGCGGCGTGACGTGCGGGGTATTTGACAACGCGCGAGGGTGAAAGGATTATTGGCGCAAAGAAGTAGTGTCCCCGGAGCGCGTCATGCGCCCGGGGCTTTGCCGTTTCCGGGGGTGATCGTGCCCCGCGCAGACGGTTACCTCACCACCGCCGACGCGGCGAAGCTCGCCGGGGTGAGCGTGAACACGATCTACACCTGGCGCAAGCGGGGCCACCTCGTAGCGCAGGGCCTGGACGAGCGTAACCGCCCGCTGCACACCCGCGAGGCCGTGCGCGCCGCCGAGCGCCGCGTCCGCGAGAACGGCCTGCAGGCCTCGGGCATCGACCCGCGCCAGCTCCGCCGCGCCGCCTGACCCCTTCCCCCCCGAAGCCCCCCGGCGCCGCCCCGGGGCCTTCCCCCGTGCCCCTGAGGAGCCTTCCTTGACTACGCCCGCCCCGAACCTCGTCCTGGCCGTCACCCTGGACAAAGAGGTCTACGCCCCCGGTGATGTCGTGACCGCCACGCTGACGCTGACGCAGCTCGACCCGTTCACCGTCACCGGCTCCGGCACCCTCGACGGCACGACCACGGTCAACGGCACCGGGACCGCCCAGCGCGAGTCCGTTCCCGCCGGGGCGGTCACGTTCGGGCTGTCGGACTCGCTGGGCGGCACCTGGTCCCAGGCGTCCCTCGACGGCAACACGGGCGTCTTCACCGAGACCCTGCCGTCTGCGTGACCCAGCTGGTCGTCACGGGGACCGCTGAGGTAGGCGGCCGGGTCGTCACCGGGTCCGCCGTGGCCGAGGTGGCCGGCCGCCGGCCGCCGTGCCGGGCCGGGGAGGTCAGGGCCGATACGCGCTACCTGCTGGCCCTGGCTGACCTGGTGGAGCGGCATGCCAGGGAGTTCCGCCGTGACCTGGAACGGCTGGCGGCAGGCGGCGAGGATGACGGCGGGTTCGACTGGTTCGGCCCTGAGCCTGCGGGGATGTGAGGTGCCGTGGCCCGCGTCCGCATGTGCATGGAATGCCGCAAGCCCGAACGGGAATGCGAATGTCCCCCGGATGACGGCCCCGAAGAGTCGCCAGAGGACGATGCGGCCTAGCGCTATAGCCGCTAGAATGTACGAATAAGGCCCCGGAGGGTGCAGGAACACCCCCCGGTGGCGTGCCGAACCTGATTAGGGCAGGTCCAGCATGGAAAAGCCTACGTGCTCCATCGACGGCTGCGATAGGCCGGCCATCGCCCGGGGCCCGCAGGCTGCTGCGCCTCGGCGGCTAGCGCCTTCTCCCTCGCTGCGCCCTTGAGACCGGAGCTGACACGCTCGTCCACCCGATCCCTGTCCTGATCCCGGTACTGGCCCACGTCCTCCCGCGTCCCAGGGGGACGGACAGGCGCAGGCGGAACGGGCCGATACGGACGGACTGGCTTAGCCTCGGGGCGTACCTGCGCATCACTGGCCTCCTGTCGTCAGTATCCGACGAAAGTCCTGCACCGGGTGCAGCGGCCTTTGAGCCGGGCGCTCTTCGGGTGCTTGCATTCGCCCTCGTCCGCCCTCGTCCTGCTGCGGTTGCTCGTCTTGGGCAGCGACGAAGACGGTAGCCGGGGCGGTGTCCTCACGGGGCTTACGCGCCCGTGCGGTTGTACCACCCTTCACGTTCGCGGCTGGCGCGGTAGTACCGCCGCCCCGCCGCTGCAACTCGGCTTCGATCGCGGCGACGACGAAGGCGCTCACGTTCTGGCCGCCCCGCTTGGCGGCTTCCCGGACGCGCGGCTTCAGGCCCGCAGGGGCGCGGATGGTGATGGTCGTCTCCGCGTTGCGGGTCTTGAGCGCGTCCTTGTCGCGGTCGGGCATCAGGCCCAGCCGGGAAGCGGCGAGCGGGACGACAGGCGGTCTGCTCCGGCGGCCTCTGCCTCGTTGAGCAGCGCGGCGAATGCGGCACCGTCCGTAAGGCCGCTCCCGGTCCGCTTCACGGGGGCGAGCAGGAACTGGCGCTCACCTTCGCTGTCGCGGGCATGCGCGATGAACAGCGCGCCGTCGTTCACGACGAGGTAGGGCGCCCTGGCGGCTTCGTTGAGTACGTTCCTGGCGGTGAGCTCGGACCAGCCGGGGAGCCCTGCCAGTTCGAGCAGGGCCTTGATGGGGGTCAGTGTCTTCATGTCGCGTCCTCTCGCCTTGGTGGTATAACCACCGGGTCAATCCGGCGGCCTGGCCCCATGCAACCCGCCGGGATGGTGAAGCCCGCATGCAACCTCGCCCGCTCGGCAGATGGTGCGAGGAGCACCAGCGTCACGAGTGCGTCTGCCCCCGGAAGAAAGGCCGCGGCCCGTGCCATGGCCCGGCCGTCACTGGCGATGACCATTGCCGCATGCACCTAGGCGAGAAGGCCGCCTCCGTCATCGCTGAAGCCAAGGCCGAAGCTGCCGCCCGCCGCGCCGTCGAGACCTACGGCCTTCCCCGTGACATCTCCCCGGCCGACGCCCTCCTGGAAGAGGTCCGCTACACCGCCGGCCACGTCGCGTGGCTCCGCGAGCAGGTCCAGGCCCTGGAGTCCGCCGACCTGATCTGGGGGATGACCGAGCAGGCCGAGAAATCCGCCACCGAGTTCCCCGGCACCGATGTCACCTACGCCGCTAAGGCGTCCATGTGGCTGGAACTGTACTACCGGGAGCGCCGCCACCTGGTCGACGTCACCAAGGCCGCGATAGCCGCCGGGATCGAGGAACGCAAGGTCCGCATCGCCGAGCAGCAGGGCGCGCTGGTCGCCGGGGTCATCCGGGCGATCCTCGCGGACCTGGAGCTCAGCAAGGCGCAGCAGGAACGGGTGCCCGAGGTCGTGCCGCGTCACCTGCGGGCGCTCGCCGGGTAGAAGGAGGCGGCGCTGTCCGCCGAGTGGGCTGAGTACGCGGCGCGGGACTTCGAGACCACGGCGGACGTCGCCAGTTACTACGATGACCCGCTCGGCTTCGCCGCGGACTGCATCGACTGGCGCGGCGAGGGCCTGACCGCCTACCAGACCGACGTCATCGGCTCCCTCCCGGAACGCAGGCGGATAGCCGTCCGGGGTCCGCACGGGCTCGGGAAGACCACGCTGATGTCCGTCGTGGTGCTGTGGTTCGCGCTGACCTCCGACGCCGCCGGGGTGGACTGGAAGGCCGTCACGACCGCCGGGTCCTGGCGCCAGCTCACGAACTACCTGTGGCCGGAGATCCACAAGTGGGCCGGCCGGGTCCGGTGGGACAAGGTACGCAACGGCAGGCCGTTCAAGCGCTCGGAGCTGCTGAACCTGAACCTGCACCTCGCGCACGGGCAGGCGACCGCCGCGGCGTGCTCGAACCCGGCGCTGATCGAGGGCGCGCACGCCGACCGGCTGCTGTTCATCTACGACGAGGGCAAGGCCATCCCGGCGGGGACGTTCGACGCCTGCGAGGGCGCGTTCTCCGGCACCGGGGAAGCCCTGGCCCTCGTCGCGTCCACGCCCGGTGACCCGTCAGGCCGGTTTTACGACATCCACGCCCGCCGCCCCGGCTACGAGGACTGGACCGCCCGGCACGTCACGCTGGCCGAGGCCATCGCGTCCGGGCGGATCTCGGAGTCGTGGGCCGAGCAGCGGCGCCGCCAGTGGGGCGAGGAATCGGCTGTCTTCGCTAACCGCGTCCTGGGTGACTTCCACTCCGGCGACGAGGACACCGTGATCCCGCTGCGGTGGGTCGAGGCGGCGAACGAACGCTGGCAGGAGTGGGATGACTCCAGCCGGCCGGAGCTCCCTGGCCCGCATGTCGATGGCGTGGATGTCGCCCGGTCCGGTGAGGACAAGACCGTCATCGCGATCCGCCGCGGCCCCGTCGTGGCCGAGCTGCGGCGGTCCTCCAAAGAGGACACGATGCAGACCGTCGGCCGGGTCAAGGGCCACCTCGACTCCGACCCGCAGGCCAGGGCCATGGTCGACGTGATCGGCATCGGCGCCGGGGTCCTGGACCGGCTCCGCGAGCAGGGATGCAGGGCCGAGGCGTTCAACGCCAGTGCCGGGACGCGGAACAAGGACGCCACGGGGGAACTCGGTTTCGCGAACGTGCGATCTGCGGCTCTCTGGCTGATGCGGGAGATCCTCGACCCGTCCGGGGACCCGGACGTGGCACTGCCGCCTGATGACGAGCTGCTGGGGGACCTGACCGCGCCGAAGTGGAAGATCCTGTCCGGGGGCAAGATCGCGGTGGAATCCAAGGACGAGATCCGCAAGCGGATCGGCCGGTCCACCGACGCCGGGGACGCCACCGTCCAGGCGTTCTGGGAAGAGGGATTCGGCGCCGGGGCGTGGATCGAGTGGGCGAAGCGCAAGGCCGAGGCCGCCGCAGCAGCCCCCGAGCCTGCCGTTGAGGCCCCGGAGCCTGCCCCGCCTCCCGCTGTCCCCCTGGATCCGGCTGAGGCCCGCAGGCAGGCCAGGAACACCGCATGGCAGGCGCAAGGGTGGGGCTGAGCGCCCGCGCCGGCC